TTCTGAGTCATTTATTGCCTCAACTATCCCCTGAGAGAGCTCAGTAGTTTCAGCACTTCTTGCCTGTGCATCCTCCTCAATAATCGTTTGCTGAAAGACTGTAGTAGCACTACTACTAATTAACTCTCTATCAGGGGTAGTGAAAATACTCGTAGTAGGGTTAGTAGTATTTCTTATACTATCTCGTAAGTTATATCTATAAGTCTTGTAGCATTTCTGAACTATATTAGTATTGGTTACTTCGCTTATGTATGAGAGGTAAGTAGGAATCTGAGCACTAACTACCATTGTAGTCCTATCCATTCTGTCGTATTGTCTCAAATTACTCCACATATTATTAGTCATGTAAGAGTTAATAAGTGCGTGGTATGGGATAGGTAGTTTAACAGAGACTGCATTACTTCCAAAATTTCTTGCAGATCTATGGCCAGTAACACTAGATAAGGTAGGTAGGGTAGGAGAAGGTATTCTAAAAGCATTGGCAATACAATAGTATATTGGTAGTATGCTAGGATTGCTTGCAACCAATCTTGCAGATATTGAAATAAACCTCTCATATTCTCTTTGCTTGGTATTCGGATTTACTTCACTATTATGTTCAGCACTTATTTGAGCTCCCAAGAATTTTTCCACAGGCTCAATATACTTTTGTTCATTTATGCTACCATTCGAAGTTATATCAATAGTTCCTACAATATCAGCATCATTAACTGTTGGACTTAAACAGACTCTAGGGCTTTCAATCAAAGGGCTTATTTTAAAAGATGAATAGCTTTTAGCAATAATCCTATCTATAAGCTGGGAAGATTTAATGCCGTACATTTCACCTTTACTTGTGTGGATAGCATGATCCCAAGCTGAAATAGAATCAGAACATATTCTAGTATCCTTAGACTGTGCCTGTTTTATTTTGTCTTTTGTGATGAATTTAAGTGCTGCACTACTCTGTACTATAGCAAGTGATTTAGTATACTGTATCACGTCCGGTATTTGATGTATCATATTACTGATAAGTTTTGGTTTTATATTAGTTGCATATTTAAGATCATATATTATCTTGTCGACTATAGGTTTGGAAAGTGGATCATTTATGATGACTCCTGGATTGTCTATTTCCTCTAGCAAATCTTTGACTATTCCCATTCCTGATGTGTCTCTCAAGTTTGTACTTAGAAGAGAGCCAGTCAATATGTTCTTCTCTGAATCTATACCAGTTTTGAGATTATCGAAAACTGTTTCAAATATAGTATTGGCAGCACCTGGGTCATAATTCTGAAGCAATTCAACGTCAGCACAAAACTCACTTAAGCTCTCAATCCCACTATATAAGCTTGATTCTGTTATTGAGCTCACTCTGAAGCCTCCTGCACTATAAGGTACAATTGTTAAGAGAGATAGCACCCTAGATTTACATCTTTTATTAAGCCTGCGTATTGTATCTATTGCGAAGAAAGTCTTTAACAACATAGTAGGATATAAAGGCCCATTAGACTTGATAACTGAATCAGCTTGAGATATATACAAGCTTATGCGATCATAAGTAGTTTCTAATCCAGGCATCCTTTTCCTTTTTCCAAATGACATAACTTCTTTAAACCAAGAGGGAAGGATTCTACCCTCCTGTGCATATATTCCTAAGTACTCAAATATTTCAGTTGATGCAGTAGTCTTGTCCATATGAAAGATGAGCCCATAAGACCGGAACACATCTCTAAGCTTACTTATCTTATCATTTACAATTTTTGTATCACCTTCCACATACAACCTCAACAGGCCATCATCACTATAAACAGCAAGGACACCTACAATACCTGTTGCTTGAGTTGCAATATCCATTACTATTCTCATAGCTAGTGTCCATAAGAAGTTTAGGAAACCTTCAAATCCGCCTTTTACTCCACTTATACAACCAATAAAGCCCCTTGTGTTATGATAAACTATAGATGCCCTGAAGAATACGTCAATTCTACTCATCCAGTCTTCACCAGATATTTCGCTAAGTATTGTTCCCATAATTCGTATGAGGACTTGGGGGAATTTCTTAGAAAATTCAGTCATGTCAAAAGATACATACAAGACTGTTCCGTCATCATCTTCGTCACTGAACTTAGCTGAGCCCTTGTAAGCATGTAACATGCTTTCAATTTCTTTCCTCCTAGCACGATTACTTTTAACAATAGAGACACCACCTGTTTTGCTAATTATCTTCTTGGTAAATCTTTCACAGACTTGAGTCATTATTTTGAGAGATTGTTGAGCCATATAGAATAACCTTGTGACCTTCTTGTGAACTTCACCTAATTTTGGCTCTGTTAGGACTGTGTATGAATTTTCAGGGTCAGATATTACAAACTCACTAAGGTCCTCAGTAGTTATTTGATCAATAGATATACCCTTCTCTAGCATCTCTCGTTCAAATTCTTCGTGGTTCTTGACAACTCTCTCAAATCTTTTCTTAGCATATTTGAAGTTTAGCTCATCAGTTCCTTCAATTCTTGTGACAACATCATTAACTGCAGTCAGTCTCTCTTTAATTTCTAAGTATTCACTATATCTTTTATACCTATTAATAGTGTTTATTTTGTCCCTGCTTAACCTAGAATCTGTAGCTGATGATTTATTCTGTACAGGTATCTGCTGCTTTTCACTGTCAAATATATTCCTGACTGGTAAAAATCTTATATTAGCCCATTTGCTAAACCCTGCTTTCATTATTGAGCTAACAGGAACAGAAGTTGAATTTATCATCTTAACAAAATCTTGAGCAATATCATCCTCATTATCCTTGGCTTCAGCACGTATGTCAAATCTTTGTTGAGTTAGGCTTTCATAGACTGCCTTTCTTGCAATGCCTTCAAACCTTGAAAGCTTGTCGAGTTTTACATCATTAGGCTCTTTTATTCCACTGACAGCATCAAAGACATCGTCCATATCAGCGTCAGGATGTGGTATTATTTTGAATATATTACAGAAGTTAATACTGCTGACTCTGTCACCGATCATACTATATATAAAGTCAGCATAAGTCTCTGAGTAACGGAGTTTTTCCCCTTCCAGACCGTTAATATACATAACACTAGGACTGCTTCCAGCATAAGTATCTTTATCACCTCTTAGGAACAGTATCTGACGAGCAGCTTTAATCACTCCACCAATACCATTTGGGGTTGATAATCCTAGATTAATGGTTTTACTAATTATTTTCTTGAAAGTGCTATCATAATTTTCAAATCCAGGTATATCAGGTAAGTAAGTCGCTGCTACACCTAAACTTCTTATTGTATCTATAACACGAGAGTAGTGAGTATTAGTCATAATATAAGAAGTATATTCGTCACTAATGCTGCTCTTGATCAATTGGACTATTACTATGCCACCAATTTGGTAGAACTTCATTGGTTTGTTTCTGCTATAATTGTCAGGGAATTCAAACTTGTCCATTTTACCAGAACGTTTCCAATTCTTATTACTTATTTTCATATCATTGTTGAAATTGTCACGAATCGACTCCAGATACTTAACTTTTGTTATATACTCAGTTAATGTAGCAACAGGGCCTGAGTATCTTTCATAAAGATTTTGCTTATTTTCTTCACTGACCCAATTACCAGTACGAAAAGAGCTAAAATTAGCGCTTTCATTCATATCAGCTTCCACAGTTGAATGATACATATGGTCTTCTTTAACAACACCTCTCGTCAAAAAGTCATTGAGCATCCTCCAAACATTATAATTTGCATCCAAGTCATTTTTATCAACAAGTTTGTAAGAGCTAATTTTCTTATCGATGAGTCCTTCCTTAATGACTTTAAGAGACTTCTCAATTATAGGTTTGAATTTATTGCTCAATAATATGTCCCTATTACGCTCTTTAGTCCTTCCATCCTTAGTTCTATATTTGAAAGGAAGATCATTGTTTTCAAAGCAGATACTAAAGGCAGAGATCATGCAATCCAGTGGCAGTAAGGCTTGATTTGACATGATCTCTTCCTTTATAAAAGATTGCAAATTAGGTTAAATAATTATACTAGTGTTAAAC